ACTTGCAAAAGAGGGACTAGAAATAGATGAAAAACTGAAAAAAGAGCAAGAGAAATTAGCTCCCAAAGATCCGGGCCTTCAAAGCCCAACATTTAAGCCTTCTAAAGCTTAACCCCCTAAACCGCTAGTTCGCTAGCGGTTTTTCTTTGACATTCGGTTTGACTTGGTATATTGTATTTGAGTGAATAAAAAGAGTATTCTCAAAAAACTCATAAAAGTGCCAAGAGATCAGAATAATTCATTCTGGGCTAGAGAATATAAACTTCTAAAGGTTATTTTAAAAAAGTATCCCGACGAATCGTTTTGGGAAACTTTTGAAATTAAAGAAAAACCTCCTTCGTTAAAGTGCCTCCTAAATGAAGGCTTTTATAGGTATGTTGATAATTTTTATAAAAAGCATATACCTAAAATCAAAAACCCTGAAATCAAATTGGGTGAAAAAGAAGGAAGAAAAAGAAAAATAAATAAAAGAATTAAAACTATTAGAAAGTTTATAGATAATGAATAAAAAAACAAATAAAAAAAATGAAGGAAACAAAGCTTTAACCTCACAAGACCAACTGAATAGCTTTTTGAAACAAAATAAAGATTCACATTATAATTTTGAAAACACCATTTACTACAAAGTGCCAAGCGGAAGCATGACTTTGGATTATTATTTAGGTGGTGGCTTATGTACTGGATTGCATAGATTTATAGGAATGAATGAAGGGGGCAAAACGAGTTGTGCGCTTCAATTCATGAAAAACTTTTTAGATGTCGAAAATGAAGGCAGAAAAGGTTTTCTTATCAAGGCTGAAGGTAGACTTAGCCCAGAGATGATTAAGCGTTCAGGGGTTAAATTTGTAGATAATAGCGAAGATTGGGTCGAAGGTACATGTTTTGTATTTGAAACAAACATATATGAAACAGCGGTCGATGCAATGCGACAGTTAGTGGGCAAAAACGAAGAAAAAAATAAATATTTCTTTATTATCGACTCTGTAGACGGATTATTAAGAAGAGATGATTTGGATAAATCATTTGAAGAGTCACAGAAAGTTGCTGGGGGAGCAGTTGTCGCAGGAACATTCATGAAAAAATGCGCAACAGCTCTCCAAAAATTTGGACATATTGCAGTATTTATTTCCCAAGTTAGAGATGATATTAAATTAGATCCATACAGTAAAGCACCTGTGCGTCAAACAACAGCTACAGGAGGTAATGCTTTGCTTCATTTTGCTAATTGGATTCTACAGTTTGAACCAAGATTTAAAACAGATCTTATCTTGCAAGATGAAAAAGCTGCTCCTGATGCCCAAAAAAATCCTTATATTGGACATGAAGTAAAGGTTACTGTTAAAAAATCACCTAATGAAAAAACAAATCTTGTTATAAAATATCCAATCAAATACGGAAGAACAGATGGCACATCAAATTGGATAGAAAAAGAAATAACTAATTTCATTCAAGGGTGGGGAATGGTTATAAAAAAAGGAGCGTGGCTTTCTTTTGAAGAAGATGTTGTCGAAACGGCTAAAAAATTTGGAGTAGATCTTTCTAGTCAAATACAGGGTGTACCTAAATTAGAAGCACTTATATCTGAAAACGAAGATGTCAAAAAGTTTTTTATTGGATATATAAAAGAAAATGTTTTAGCTTTATTAAACGATAATCCAAATGGAACTTCTGACGACATACGGGAAGAAGAAGAGATATAAAAATCTTCGAAAATATTTAATAAACTGGGATGCTAGTAGTAGAAGCAAATTCCAAGCTACAGTGAAAAAGTTTATTAAAAAATATTGGGATCAAGATGTAGTTTTTGAAGAGTTCCCGGTAATTGGATCAAGGTTGTCTTTGGACTTTTATAACGCTAATAAAAAAATAGCAATAGAAGTTCAAGGGCAGCAACATGTTAAATACATTGAATTTTTTCATCGCAATAGACTTAATTATTTAGAGCAGCTAAAAAGAGATGAAAAAAAAGAAAAGTTTTGTGAAATCAATAACATCACACTTGTAACTATTTATCAAAATGATATAATAGATAAACACCTTTTTGAGTCACAAGGTGTAATATTATAATGAAAATGAAAAAAGGAAACAATCCAGAGAATTTTAAAAATTTTAAAATTCCAGAAAATTATTTCAATAAACTTTTTGAATTTACTGGTTCACCTGATGAATCTTCTAAAGGTTTTATAGTGGCTTACGTTAATCAAGAAGGGTGCCCTTTAATTTATACTAAGATAGCCAGCCCTATAGTTCAAATGGGGCTTATAAAAGCTTTAGAGAATTTCTTAGAAGATATAAATAACGCTGAAGATCCTCTTGACATTACCAATGAAGAGTGATAGTGTGTTATAATGATTGTATCCTATGACCTAGAATTGCAGCTGTTAGCAGGTTTAATACAGCACCCTGACAGATATGCCGATATAGCTTCGTTCATAGATGAAAAAGATTTTTGCTCTGAAACTTGTAAAATCAATAGAACTTTCTTCTGTGTTCTTCGCCAAGCTATAGAAAGCGGAGAGAAAATTGACGAAGTAATTATAGCTGAAAGAGTTAAAAATTATGGCATAACTTTTGACGATAACATTAGCCCTTTTGAATATATTGAGTCTCTATCTATTAAAAAAGTTTCTGCTCAATCTGTTTCAAGTGTCGCAAAAGAATTAAAAAAATACACTGTAAGAAGAGAAATTGCTAAATGTGGTGCAAATTTAGTAACAGAAATGAAAAGGGTTTCACCCTCTTCAACTTGCAAGGAAATATTAGAATCAGCTGATAAATGTTATAATGATCAAATAAATTTATATGAAAATGGAGCTGAACAACCCGAAAACATATTTGATTCAATGGAAGAAATCATTGAAGAGAGAGGGGAAGATCCAGTAGATGAATTTGGTTATTGTGGTCCTCACGATAAACTTCAAAGTATGTATGGGTCTTTATTAAGACCCGGGAATATAACAGTTATTGTAGCCAGATCTGGTGTTGGTAAAACTCAATTCTGTATTGATTTTGTTACTAAGACCTCTGAAAAATACGAAGTCCCTGTTCTTCATTTTGATAATGGAGAAATGAGTAAAGAAGAAATTATTTATAGGCAATGTTCAGCAATGTCAGGAGTTCCTGTATGGCTTTTAGAAAGCGGAAACTGGAGAAAAGCGGGTAAAGAAATAGTTTCTAAAGTTAGATCAGTTTGGAAAATAATTGCCCAGAGATACAAAAGGCTATATTATTACAATATAGGAGGATTAAATGTTGACGCTCAAATAAGCATATTAAAAAGATTTTACTATTCAAATGTTGGACGTAACAATCCTTTAATATTTAGTTTTGATTATATAAAAACAACAAATGAAAACCCTTCTAATAAAAATGAATGGCAGTTAGTTGGAGAAATGGTTGATAAGTATAAAAAATGCATTCAAAGAGACATATTAAGCGATAACGGACCTTGTATTTCTATGATGACTTCTGTTCAGTCAAACAGATCAGGCATCGTTACTAATAGAAATTCTGCTAATATTGTAGACGATGAAAGTATAGTTTCTTTATCAGATAGGATAACCCAATTTTCTTCTCATATGTTTATATTAAGAAACAAAACTTCTGATGAACTCCAAGATGAAAGAGGTTTCGGTACACATAAATTAATTAATGTAAAAGCTAGACATTTAGGTAGAGACATAGCTGGAGCTATAAACCCCGTAGAAATGAATGATGGCACTATGCGAAAGAATTTTGTAAATTTAGAGTTTAATAATTTTAGAATCACAGAAAAAGGAGATTTAAGAGACATTGTAAATTCTTTAAACACTAACTCAACAGTAGATAGGAATTCTAATGAAACCGAAGACGTACCTGAACTGGACTGAAGACCATAGCAATAAGATAGAAGAAATTCTAGTCGATTTAGGCTATCAGCTTTCAGATAGAGGTAATTATTGGCAGAGCACCGCTGCTTATAGAGATGGAGACAATAGAACAGCTCTTCAAATATGGAAAGATACAGGTGTTTGGAGAGATTTTGTTCAAGGAACGACTTATCAACCGTTAAAAAAATTAATAGAATTATCTTGCGTAGATGATGACAGAATCTCAGAAATACTAGACTCTTTAGAAGACAAAAATGATTCTTTTATACCATCAATAAAGGCTCCCAAAATGGAAATAGAACAATTTTTTACTCATGAAGATATTGGAACTTTATTGCCTCATTATAAATTCTATAATGACAAAGGTATATCTGAAAAAACTTTAAGTATTTACAAATCAGGTTTTTCGATGTCAGGGAAAATGAACGGAAGATATGTTTTCCCTGTGTATGATTCGAATGGAAAAATTATTGGACAAAGCGGAAGACATTTGCTATGGAAACCTTCTTCAAACTTTTCCAAGTGGAAACACATTGGACGAAAAGGTAAATGGATTTACCCTTTAAACATGCCTGATAATAGCGAATTATTTTTGCAAGATATAGAATCAAAAAAAGAAATTATACTTGTTGAAGGAATTGGCGATAGCTTAGCTTTAACAGAACAAAAAGTTTTTAATCATATGGTTACTTTTGGTTTAGATATTTCTCCTGCTTTAATTTGCGCTTTAGTTTCTCTATCGCCTTCTACTATTACTTTATCTCTTAATAATGACACAGAAAGCTCTGTTAATCGTGGGCTACTTGGATCGTGCAAGAATTATCTTAAATTACTTTCATATTTTGATTTAGAAAAACTTAAAATTTGTCTTCCTACTAA